ATATAGTAAAGGTGGATTTACAAAGTCAGGAACGCATCAAATAACAGTTGGTGAGGAAGGAAGAGAATTTGTCCTTGATGCAGACTCAACTGCTGCACTTGAAGGAACATTCCCTGGATTCTTGAATGCAATTAACAAGGCAGATGGAAAGGCTGCTACTAATGTTTTAAGAGCATATGCAGAATATGATATGCCGCAGAAAGAATTTATTGAAGTCCCAGTTGAAGTTCCTGTTGAGTCCAGTAGTGGGTATAATAATACTAATAGTTCGCCATCAATAAACGTTTTAGTTCGTGATGATCAATTTAGTCAATTGTATAGATGTTAAATAGAAATAAGAGGTCATAGTAAATGTCAACAAAAGTAACTACAGCACAATCAACACCAACTGGTATAAAGCAACTCAGTATTGCTTCAAATAAAGTTGAAAATGGAAGTGTATCTCTTGTTAATGGAACATTGAGTGTAATGTATTACGAAAGTATATTACAAGATTCTGTTATGTCCGTAGTTACTTTTGCCGATACTGGTAATTCCGTTCCTGACCCAAAGGATAAGAAGAAAAGAAAGAGTGTGATGGAAGGACTTCCTTTAGTGGGGAGTGAGAAAGCATTACTAGAAATAGTTGATGGTAATGATGTTAGTTTGAAGTTAGATTTGTATGTAAATAATCCAAATTCAGTATCAGAAAGAACTACAAAGAATTTATCTACCATTCAGTTAGTTTCTAGAGAATTTGAACGTAATGAAGAATCCCGTGTGAATATAAAATTTGAGGGAAAAATATCAGATCATATTACCAAGATTCTAACTGATAAACGATTCCTTGATACCGATAAAAATCTTGATATAGAAGAAACTTCCAATTCTTTTTCATATATTGCTAATAATAAAAAACCTTTTTATGTTCTCAATGTTTTATCTGGTAGATGTGTTCCAAATGGCCAAGGATCTTTGGGCAATACTGCAGGGTTCTTTTTCTTTGAAACTTCTAAAGGGTTTAAATTCAAATCAATTGATAGTCTTTTGGGTCAAGATTTAAAAAAAAGAATTATCTATAATGAAACTCCAGATTCTAGAGGAGCAAACATACCAGAAGGTTATGATATAAAAGCACTGACATACGTCAATAACAATAGAATGAATATTCAAAAAAAATTGATGCTTGGGTATCAATCAAGTGAAATAGGAACATTCAATCCATATACTCTCCAGTATTCTGTTTCTACTTTAAATAGTGAAGACTTTGTTGATGCATATCAACTTGGTGGAAAGGAATTATTTAAATTAAATCCAGAATTTGAAGCTAAAGGTGCTCGTAAAACTTTTGTGATTCAAAGTGTTGGAGTTAATCCAACAGGAACTACAGATCAACAATTAAAAAAGTCAAAGGATGAAGATTTTGAATTTACAAAAATTTTAAATCAGTCTATAATGAGATATAATCAACTTTTTTCTTCTAAAGTTGAGATAACTATACCCGGAGATTTTTCCTTACATGCAGGAGATGTTATTCAATTTGATGCACCTTCAGCACAGAGTGATACAAAAAATGATGAAGTGGATAAGAAAAATGGTGGACTATATATTATATCATCTTTATGTCATTTTGTTTCAATAAAAGGAACATACACTAAAATTGATTTAGTAAGAGATTCAATAGGTAGAAAGGTATCTTCCTCAGATACATCCAAACCTAAACCTGCCACACCAACTAAAATTCCGGGTATAAAACCATCTTCAGAAATTAAACCTGATACTAGAAGATCAACAACAACTACATTTTAAAAAAATATATGGAAAGCATAGAAAAGCATATCGAGAAGGATAAGGAACTCCTTGATAATTCAACAACATCACCGCAAATGCGGCGTCATGTTGAGGGTGAGTTGCATGAATTGGAAGAGTATGCAGAACATCATAAGTCAGAGATTGAAGCAGGTGATCATCACGATCCTACCCCGTTGGAATTGTATTGTGATACTAACCCATCAGAACCAGAATGCCTGGTGTATGAGGACTAATGTCACAATCTCCACTGTTTAATCAGAATTTTTATGGAGCAGATGGTAAATCTTGGCCTTGGATAGGTCAGATTGCTGATGATTCTGTTTGGAGAGACAATATAATACCAGGAAAGCATGGAGGTGCTAAATCCATTCCTGGATGGGGTAGGAGATATAAAGTCAGAATCATGGGCATCCATGATAAAGAAGACTCTACTATAGATTCTGAAAATTTGCCGTGGGCGATTATTTATTATCCTGTGACTGCAGGTGGAGGTCAAGGTGCTGCAAGTGTAACATCAAACCTCCGTCAAGGAATGATGGTCAGTGGTGTATTTTTAGATGGAGCAGAACAACAGATTCCAGTAATCACTGGAGTATTTGGACATAATGCTCAGATTAAATTAGCAACTAAAACAGGAACAGACGATTCAAACTTTGCACCAACAAGTGGATTTGCTGAAGGTAGAAAAACAAAGACTGGATCGAAGAAAGAGATAGTTCCAGATTCTAATCAAACTGTTGATGGTGATGCCGAAAACGCAGCATTAGAGAATGCAGATGACGTTCATCAATTAAATGCTGCTGATGTAAAAGCACAAACTCAAGCAGAAGAAAAAACGGTTTTGTTAAAACCAGATAATATAGTTGCAGCAGCAATTAAAGCAATTCAAACTGTCCTTGATAATCTTGTCCAAAAACTTAATTCATATTTGAGTGCGATTTCTAGTTATATTGATAGAGTATCAAATGTAATTAGTAGTGTTCAAAAAATTATTAATGATGCTGCTTGTCAGATTGCAAAGTATATGAAGATACTTTTTGATAAGGTAATGGAATATGTTATGAAGCAATTAAATAAAGCATTGACTAATGTTGTAGCAGCATTACCAACTCATATGAGAGCAATGTTTGCTGACATGAAAGAAATTTTAACAGAATTAATTTTATGTTTGTACGGAAAAATGACTGGACAACTATGTGGACTTATTCAAGGTATTTTAGATGATACTTTTAATATGAATGAAGCAGAAAATAAGGCGAGAAATAATGCAAACAATCCAAATAATAATAATGCAATTAGAAGACCTGTTGTTCAACCATGTTATTCAGAAGATATTATAGGAAAAGTATTTTACTCAAACAAACAAGAGATTGAAGATGCAAATAATAATATATTAGATAATGTAAATAAATTTCTAGATGATATTCAAACTGAACTTGCCGGAGTCAGTGGTGCTCTTGCAGACATTAAAGAATTAGTTAATAGTATTAGTGGTAGTATGTCAGCTGCTTTGGGATTTACAAATCTTTCGTTAAATATATTTGGATGTGAACTACAACCAAATGTATCTGTTTCAGATTTTTATTCTCTAGCAACTGGTGGTTCTGGACAACCAGATTCTGAAGAACCTAGTTCTAAATCAATTGAAAATAGAACTAATAGAGAAACTGAAGAACCATTAAAACAAGTTTCAGAAACTCAATATGCAGAACCAACATCTGCTGAACCCGATGCAACAACCTAATAAATATAACAAAGGTCAGGAGAAGTAGTATAAAAAAATATGTCATCCTTTAATTTATTTGGACCAGCAACAAAATGTGATATTAGGGTTGGATATATTGATCCTGATAATGGATATATTGCGGACCTTAGTATCCATGAAGCTAATAAGTATGCAAAATTAAATCCAGGGACTGTTTTTATACTTAAAAATAGAGATGTTATAAAATATCTTAATATAAATGAAGTTAATAAATTAACTCCTGATGATTTAGAACCAGACTCTGCAAGAAAATGTGAGGGAGTAATTGGTTTAGATATTTACGATGATGATGGGAATATAAAACCAGAAGCATTAGAACTAAAAGATCCTAAAGTTATTTTTAGTGGTGGTGGTGGGATTGGTGCCAAAGGAAATCCAATCTTTGGTCAAGATGGTTCTCTTCTTGCGGTTGATTTGATTAATGGTGGGTGGGGGTATCAGTATGCACCAATCACTGAAGTCATAGATCCTAATGGTATTGCAGCTGGTGCTGTGGTGCGCTCAGTTATGGTGGGTGATCCTGAATACCCTGAATGTAAGTTTATAAGAACCGTAGAAGTTTATGATCAAGAAGAAGACTTTGAAGAATATGATTTAGATACATGTTCACCCAATCAAAGTAATTATGGTAGAAGATATGATCCTGATGGTAATGATATCGGTGCATGGGATCCTACATTATATGCAACCTTAAAATCAGATCCTATTCGTCTTGAGATACAAAAGTATCAAGACTATCTACAGTCTTTAATTGGTGGATTTAAAATTGATATTGGCAGTAATACTATTCGTAATTGGTGGACAACTAGAAAGGAAATACCACTCAGTGTCACATCTAGTACTAAATCGGATAGATCAATTCATAATGTAAGTGATATAAGATGGAATGACTTTATGAATGCTCATGCTGTCTCTCCAGTTCCACCATCTAATGTGATTGGTAGTGATTTTGCTGGAATATTGTATACATTAGAATGGGAAGAAGATTTTCCGTATAAGGGTGACTATACATTTAGGGGGTTGTGTGATAACAGAGCAGTTCTTTACTTGGATAATACTAGAATTGCAAACTTAAGATCATTTGATGGAAGTCCTAATGCAATTAAACAAAGTATTGAGGCTGGAGTACATAAAATTAGAGTTGATTTAGAAAATACGCCAATTTATAAAAAAGTAATCGAACCTGATAAAACAGATTTTGTTGACACCACTTTTACTGTATTTGGGTCCGAGGGAAATGTTAATCATCAACAAATTAAATTTTCATTTACTGCTGAAGATGGATCACATTCATTTGTTTTAAAAAATGTTCAAACAAGTAAAACTTCTTATGATAAAGTAATTTCAGTAAAAAGAAATGTTAATTATAAAGTAGTATCAATCGTAGATGATTCTCCAAAATCCACTGATACAAAATCTGTAGACTTTCCAATCAAATATGGATCAGATGCTTCACCAACATCAGGTAGAAGAGTTGTTAGTAAAGGTAAAAAAATAGAATTTGATGATGATGAGAATGATGGATTTGATGTTAATGCAACCTTAAAAATTGTTTCTTCTTCTCCTGGCGTAACAGCAAAATTTGCTGAAGATGGATCAAAATTAACATTAAAAGGAGATGCAACTGGGGATGTGACTATTGAATTTTATTGGAATGATAATCCGTCTACTTCAGGAGTATCAGTTGGTAGTTTAACAATTGGAGAAACTAAATTTACTCAATCAGGGGAAAAGGGTAGTCAAAAGAAAAAAATTAAATTAAAATCTGCTGAAAATTCAAATTCTGCAAATAAAGTTTTGGAGCAAGGTATTCTTGCATTTGGATTTGCTAAGGTAAAAAGATCAAAAGAAGGTGGTTCAGAACCAGGAAAAGCAATCTTTGCAGACTTTGTAGGATCTTTAAATGATGATGATGACATGCAAGTCAGATCTAGTGAGGGTTTATTTACTCCAAGTAATAAGAAAAAAACTGCTAGTGTTGCGGAAACAAATTTTACTGGTAGTAGTGACAAAGGTAATGCAAGAAGTACTTGGGATTTAACTTTTAAAGTTGATGCATCCACTATTGTAAAACAAGGACAATCTAATATTGGAAAACAAAAAAGTAAAGAAGTTTTTGACAGTGTCAATTCTATAGAAAAAGCAGGTAGAAAATTATGGAGAATTAATCCCACACTAGGAGCAGATTCTGATTTCTTTAATAGGTATGGTGTGGTTCCTTTTGATCCTAATGGACAAGAAGCAAAATCAGATGAGTTTTCTGGAAAACATATTATTCTTTGGGATTATGTAGATTTTCCATATGATGGAAATTATAGTATTGTTTGTATGTCTGATGATAGTGCAAAATTATATATTGGAAATCGTGCCGGTGGAGGAAGAATGGGTATTGGTAATGGATTGAAAGATATTTCAGATGGTGGTGATGAAGTTATTATTATTAATAGAGGATCAAAATCTTCTGATACAAAATTCTTTAGAGCAGGATTATATAGAATTAGAGCAGAATTAAATCAGATTAGTGGCAAAACATTGGCAAAAGGAAATCCAATGGGTATTGCTTTATCAATCAAAACTACATTCACTGAAAAAAATATTGTATCTGGAAGATCTTTTAATGATAATCCTATGGGAGTTTCGATATCAATTGATGCTCCAATGCCACCAATCCCACAGGAACCTAAACCAATTTCAGAAGGCCGATGCCCAAACAATCCTATTTGGTCAACAAGATTTCCTGGTGCATCAGATAAATGGTATCCAGTAACTTTTGATGATAGGTGGAGTGAATTTATGAATCGTTATGCGATTTCTCCTGTTCCACCACTATCTTCATTAGATAGTGATGCGGGTGGTATCATTTATAGAAATTCTTGGGTGATTGATGCACCATATGCAGGATTCTATGGATTAAAAGGAACAGTTGATAATGGTGGTAAGATATCTGTCAATGGAATAACTAGAATTTCTGGAGGTGTTAACTACGAACAAGATGGACTTAAAGGATT